CAACAAAATCTAAATCAGTTTGTTACAGGTATACAGCAGGCCAGCGCGGCTGGTATGACTTCTCTACCCGCTCGTGATATTCCACAAAGCCAAGAAGCGTTGACACGAGACCAACAAATGAAACCAAATTATATACCCGTACCCGAAACCACCGATTATATTAGAGAACAACAAAATAATGAGGAAATCATTAAAGAATACGCACGCAGACAACAAAAGACGGATTCATTAGATAACATGTATAATGAGTTACAGATTCCCATTTTACTTGCCGTACTCTACTTTATATTCCAACTGCCAGTAGTGCGAAAAAATGTATTTAAATTTCTACCGTCACTGTTTAGCAAAGATGGCAACCCGAATTTGTCTGGCTATATTATTAATAGTTTAATATTTGCTGCGCTTTATTTCGGTTTAACCAAAGGCATGAAATACTTTGCTATTTAGTTGGCCAGGTGACATAGTTCTGCGTAAAACTATAGAAATCGGTAATAAAATAATCGGTTATAGTATATGCCGACGTGCTTAAAACATATGTATGAAGCTATAAAGAAACATGTGAACAATGAAAATTTGAATCATAATGGCACCACACTACAAAGAATACGTAAGGGAAAATATACTAAAAAACGAATAGACAAAGAAGACAAAGACCCGGCGCTAAAGACCCGGCGCTAAAGATCTAATGTTGTAATATAGATAAAAACAATTTAGTATACAAGTGATATGGCGGCAAACAGCACCGATTCTATATCCAAATCTATAACAATTATTGAACGACCCGAGTTTAATGATATGTATTTAGAAGAGGTAGATTTTTCATATAAAAATTTCAAAGAAGTTAGCTTTAAGGGTGCTAATTTAATAAATGCCAATCTACAATTTGCTATTTTCGAAGGTGCTAATTTATCCGGTGCGAATTTCTATGGCGCTAATCTTCAAAACGCGAACTTTAAGAATGCGAATTTAAGCAATTGTAAAATGTATAAAGCCAATTTATCTGGTGCGAATCTAACAAATACATTTTTAAATAACGCGAATTTATCTGGTGCGAATTTAACGGATGCAATTTTGATGCGTGCGGATTTGACAAATACGAATTTAAAAGCGGCCAACTTAACAAATACAATATTGACAAAAGCCATCCTGTATAAATGTAATTTACAAGAAGCCACATTAGACCATACAAATTTTAACCATGCGAATCTTCGAGGAGCGAATCTAAATAAAACAATTATAAATAATACATTGTTTGAAAATGCTATTTTGAATAGCGTATCGATTCAACAGTCACGTTGTAATAGATTGAATTTTAAAGACGCGCAAATGACTAAAGCAAAACTAAACATGTCTACATTGATGGAAACGAATTTTGTCAATGCAAACTTGGAATATGCGGAATTAAACAATTGTAATTTAATCAATTCTATATTTAATCAGGCAAATCTTACAGGCGCAACTTTACAAAATTCAACTATAAATAATTCCCAATTCATGATTGCTAATCTCAATGAGACTAATTTATCAAATGCAAATTTATCTTGTGCGAATTTAACCGGAGCTAAACTTGTAAATACTAATTTAACGCGGGCTGAATTGATGAATACTATATTAATATCCACTTTAATTTATGATGTGACTGCTACCTATGCGAATTTTACACGTGCTAAATTAGTAGACGCGACGATTAAAATAACCGATTTTAGAAATAGTATTATGGATAATGTGAATGTAACAGGGACAACCATAGAGGATTGTGAATTCCCCCATTAAAAAACAAAAAAATAAGTTTGGTTAAAACCTTTATAATAAAGATTTTAACTATATAGGATGTCTAATAACACAAACACAAACACAAACACAAAGTCTACTCTTTTAATGCGAGAATATATAAAAGCCTTACTTTTAAATGTTGACCTTAGTAAATTAAAAAAAGAAATAAATTTAATATTTGACGGTGGTGCATTTAATGGCGGTTTCGCCGCAGGTGTTGCCATGTATGTAAAAGCACTGGAAGAACAAGAACTGGTTAAAATCGATAAAGTATCGGGCTGTAGTATCGGATCCGCAATAGCATTATGGTATGTATGCGGGTGTCAAGAGGAAGCTATTCGTTTTTTTGAACAAATGACAATAGATTTTCAAGACACGCTGAACCTTGTTGGGTATCACAAAAATATCAAGGATTTTGTTCATTTTTTATTTCCTGATGGAAATGTGTCTACTCTTAAAGATAAACTCTATATTAATTTTTATGATACGCAAAAACATGCGCAAAATGTAGTATCTGAATTTAAAGATGTAGACCATTTAATAGATTGTATATTACAGTCGAGCCATCTACCTTATATAATAGATGGTAACGCCAGATACAAGGGGCGGTATATCGATGGCATTTTGCCGCATATTTTTAATGGCGGCGGCAGTAGCGGCAGTAGCGGCAGTAGCGGCAGTAGCGACAGTACAGTCAAAAATGACGGCAGTACAACCGACTCTTTATTTATTAAATTATTAACTTTACATAAATGTTCTAGAGCTATGGTAGTCAAATGCGAAGCCAATATTCATTATAGATTATTATCAGGTATAGCTGACGCGAATGAATTTTTTACCATTGGTTCATCGGATATGTGTAGCTATGTAAGTCAATGGTCTTATTTCAATATTTTACAAATAAGATGTAGAGAAATGGTTATTTTATTTATTATATCTATGATTGAATGGATTATTCTAGTTAAAAATAATATTCCGTCAACCATTAAAAATTCGTTACTTTATAATGGTTGTGTAAATTCGATAAAAGGATTATGCTGTGATGTATTGAGAAGGACGATTATCTAACGGGGGCGCTGCCCCCAAACCCCCGGGGCCTGGGTCCTGTGGTGTTATCCTGTGGTGTTATCCTGTGGTGTTATCCTGTGTTGTTATCCTGTGGTGTTATCCTGTGTTGTTATCCTGTGTTGTTATATTTTTATAGCATATAGTTTATAGCATATTTTATTTTAGTGTACACATTTATATTCAGCCTACGGGCAGAGCCCCCATGTAAGCCTGTACAGGCACCTGTAAACAAAAATCCAGAGGATAGCCTTGATTTACACATTCATCATAGGATTGATAGCCTTCCACCGTTTTTGTTTTTAATTGTTGATAAATGCATACCAAAATAATTATTATAAATAATATATAATGTTTTAGATTTAGATTTAACTTCATTATATATAACCAAATTTTAAAAAAATATTAATAAAGGTGAATGTAAATCTTAAAGGGTTATTTTTGATAACGCCTTTTCTACAAAATTAAGTATTCTACCTTTTCGTTTTCTGGTTTTATGAACATTTTTTGTTGTTTTAACATTTTTTGTTTTTTTAACATTTTTTGTGTTATTCGTTCGTTTTTCAATTGGGTCATATTTAAAAAAATATTCCATATATTCTTTGCTATTTCTATTATTTTTTAATTCTTTATGTTTTAGTGATCGGGTTTCGCGAATGGACGCCAGTGTTGTTTCTTTGCCATAACAGTCGTTTCCAAACCGTTTCAACAAGCCTTTTTGTTTAAGTTTATTTTTAATTTGTACTTTGAATAAATATTCACACATGCAAAGAATTCTATCATGGTCATAATACGGACGGTCAGCATAGAGAAAGGCTAAAAACAAGTTCAACATGGTATCTATTGTGGCAATTTTGACCTGTTTTTTATCAATCGTAATCGTATTGTAACTATGGCAACCGAGCGGTTCATACAGAAAACAAACAGTATCTTTGTCCACCACTACTTCATAATGATGCGCAATAATTTCCCCGATACCCTTCTTTTCATTTATTTTAATTTTTGTAAATCCGGCTTTTTCCAAGTCGGTTTTAATACGAATAGCTGCGGCTTTCGGATCCGTGGCTAAAGCATCAAAATCAGGACTACTTTCTATTTTTTTCTTTTCATTTGCACTCATATATTTTCCATATAAACTACTGGCATAGCCACCAATAAATATTAATCGTTGTTTAATAATTGAATTTTTAACAGTGGTATAGAGAGAATTTTCTATGGCGGGATCGCCCTCAAAATCACGCATAAAATCAAGGGTATTACATTTGGGATTTTTAATGGGATAATATTTATTTAATAGATTCAGCCGTTTGTATACCTTTTCCCATCTACTAATATCGCCCGCCGGCCTTGATAACTCTTTATACACATTTAAACGCAAAAAATTAGGCGGGGCATATAAAATACCATGTATATCGATGGCTTCCTTAAGTATAGATTTGAATAATAGGGGTTCCATTTGAGTAATATCAGCAATGGGTATAAATTGAACAAACACTTTATATGTCCCATGGTGTACACCTGACCTAGCTTCTACTGAATCATAGCCAGCCTTGGCATAGATATCCGCCAATTCTTTGGCATCGTTCATAGCATCGGGGGAATAAAAATCATAGTCGGGAATTTCTAGATCTCTGTCGTAAAACTGGTCTTTTTTCGGTAAAATATTATTGATAGCAGTGCCGCCATAACACACTAATTTTTTTCTTTTTAAAAATTGTTCTAGAATAATGACTATATTTTTTACAGTTGGTGATTGGGCTATTTTCATATTGGACGTTTTTTCTAATGAGTCTACTGCGTTACGCAATAGCGCCAGCTCTTTTTCTTCATAAGTTTGTTTTTTATTTATGTTATTACATTTAGACATATCTATATATACGTATTACTATTTTATTTTATTACACCTTTGGACAATTAAAACGCCGACTTGTCGGCGATTAATCGGTCACAAAGGCAACGTTACATTGGACATTTTAAATGTCCAATGGTGTAAAATATGTAGAGAGAGAGAACAGAAATTATTGGTTTTCTCAACAATATAAAATAAAATATTATAGTATAAATGAGTAGTTTGTTCGGGCAATATGAACCAGATGATGTTGAAATGCGTGATGCTGAAATGACGGACGACGTACCTGAACCACCTGATGTTGAGATGGGTGATGCAGAAGAAGCAAGAGATTTTAGAGAATTCGTACGTGAACAGGCACGTGAAAGAGCAGAACAAATTCGAGCAAATGCAAGAGCAGCAAATACAAGAGGAGCACCGGCGGCAGCACCAGCGGCAGCACCAGCACCAGCGGCAGCAGCAGCACCAGCACCAGTAGGAGCATGTCCATGTAGGAATACTGCTATACCACAAGTAGCAGCAGCTAATGAGGATGATTATAAAATACAAAAAAAGTATTATGTGTTAAAATGTCATCCTGATAAAAATAAAGGATGTACGGATTTGGCAGAAGACCGATTTAAAGCATTCTATACATTAAATCAAAAATATAGTGCTGCTGGTGGCAGAAAATCTAAAAAATCTATTAAAAGAAAATCGAGAAAATCTAAAAAATCTAAAAAAACTATTAAAAGAAAATCTAGAAAATCTAAAAAATCTAGAAAATCGAGAAAATCTAAAAAATCTAGAAAATAAATATTCTTTTCATATTCATATAATAAGCAATTGTTCAAATACTTATTATATAACCAATTCGTTTTCAATCCTTTTTTAAAGATTGGGTTGGTTTTGGCGCAACCTTTTTTAAAGGTTGTTTGGCGCAACCTTTTTTAAAGGTTGGTTGGGTTGGTTTAAATAGTAAACGAATAATAATCCGATTTAATTGGACGTTCTTTATACGAATACGCAGGGTTCGGTGGCGGGGGTAGCGGTATTTTAACAGGAATATATCTCAAATAGGCCGGTTTTAATAAAAAAGCCGATCCAGCGGTATCAAACATTTCATCATAGTACTGCATATTCGCATCAAAATTCTGAAATGACATGGCCACCATTTGACACCCGTATTTCATCGCGAGAGAACTAGATACATTTGTCGTTTTATCCGATACATCCGGTAGACAAATAGACATGTGTTTTTTATTAAACTCAATCAGCTCTTGCATATCCGGTGTATAACGCACATCATGATAACGCAGTGCCCGCATAAAAATAGAATTGCTGGCGATATTCACATATTCGTCTAGTTTCGTATCCTGAAAGAGTGGGTTTGTTTTATCTACTACAATAATTACTTTCCCCATTAATTTTTTCAACGATAGTAATCCTAAATTTTTCCCACTGTTTTCATAGCTGTATTTTTTACCCAATAGACGACTTTCCAGAGTAGAGTAAAGTTGTTTGGCCATGTCATCGTAAATGGGCTGGTTGTTACTCATGATGCGGAAATGTAGGACTAGTGGGTCGCCTGGATTCGGACAGGTGCTACCTGAAAAGGCATAATCACGAATAAGTTCCATCGCACTGGAAAAAGGCACGCTATTATACGATTCTTTTACATCGAAATTGTCTTGCGAGGATACGGCAATGACCGGCTTATTATCGATGGAATATATTTCAAAATCCAGACATCGCACACCTTGTCGAATACAGGTTTTCAAAGCACACGTATTTACATAGTCGTTTTTAAAAGTGCCCGCAGCACAACAATTATAGGCTGTCTTAATATAATAATCCCGTAGGTTATGACTAAAGTTGGCATTCGCTGGATTTAGTGTTCGTATTAAAGGGAAATCTTTATATAAATTGTTCATTCGTTTACAATTTTTATTTTCCAAGGTTAACTTTCCGTGAATCCATAGTACTACTGAAAAAACCATTAATATAACAATAGTCGCACCTACTATTTTAATCATTGTCATGTTATCTTCATTCATTATTACCTTACTTATATACAACCTTTAAAAAAGGTTGAGCCAAAACAATAAATAAAACAAATACCTGTGTTTTGTGTTGCTTCGCTTGAACCTTTTCTTAAAAAAAGTAATTAAATATATAATATAATATTAGACAAGTTAAAATGCCTGGCGGATTATTAAACATTGTTTCTTATGGAAATCAAAATGTAATACTTAATGGCAATCCTTCGAAAACTTTTTTCAAATGCACTTACGCCAAGTATACCAATTTTGGTCTACAAAAATTTCGGATCGATTTTGAAGGTCAACGCACATTACGTATGACCGAGCCCTCTACTTTTTCATTTCGAGTACCACGGTATGCGGATTTATTAATGGATACTTATTTAGTCACCACATTGCCGACTATTTGGAGCCCCATTGTTCCACCCCAAGACTGTTCTGGACAATGGTTACCGTATGAATTTAAATGGATTAAAAATTTAGGCACCCAAATGATTAATCAGGTCACTTTTTATATCGGCGGTCAAATTATACAACAATTTTCGGGACAATATTTGACCAATTTAGTAGAGCGGGATTTTATTAGTACCAAGAAGGCAACATATTATAACATGACGGGTAATACAGCAGAATTAAATGATCCGGCCAATTCAGGTACGCGACGCAATGTATACCCCAGTGCCTATTATGACGCATCACCACAAGGACCAGAGCCATCTATTCGGGCACGGAAAATTTACACGCCTTTAAATATTTGGTTTACTTTGGCGGCTAAAATGGCTTTGCCATTGGTTAGTCTACAATATAATGAACTTTATATTGACATTGAAATCAGACCGGTAAATGAAATGTTTGTGGTGAGAGATGTGACTAGCCCAAATGAAATGTGCTATATTCAATCGAATCAAAACGTGCTAGATTTTCAGTTTTATCGTTTTCTTCAGCCACCGCCAAATGTGGCGCTAAACTATGCGGATGCGGATAAACGTACCAATTGGTCAGCGGATGTTCATCTGATCAGTACCTATACATTTCTTTCGTCGGACGAAGTGGCGGTTTTTGCGGCTCAAGAACAGCAATTTCTGATTAAACAAATCTATGAATATAGTTTTCCTAATGTCACTGGCACAAATAGCGTTTATCTCGACAGTCTGGGTATGGTGGCAGATTGGATGTGGTATTTTCAGCGCAGCGATGCGTATTTACGAAATGAATGGTCGAATTATACCAATTGGCCCTATGATTATTTGCCATATGATTTAGTGGACCCGAGTGGAAACGCAACACCATTAACAACATTAACCTGTGGTAATGTCAACAGTTATACGCCGGACATTGATCCATGGAATACGAGTACCGGCTTACCAAACCAACCCTCTAATATATTTATTACAGGGACCTATAATCCAGCGAATCAAAAAGAGATTATGATGCGTTGGGGGTTGTTGCTGGATGGCAAATATAGAGAAAATAGCTTTGATGCGGGCGTATACAATTATACCGAAAAGTATTCTAAATCGCTGGGCAGTTCACCCGACGGATTATATTGCTATAACTTTTGTTTAAATACAGACCCGTATGATTTTCAACCGAGCGGAGCTATGAATATGAGCAAATTTAAAAACATTCAATTTGAGTTTAGTACGTTTCAGCCGCCACTAGATCCATCGGCCAGTGTATATGTGATTTGTAATCCAAATGGGGGGGATGTTATAGGTGTTAATAAACCCACATGGCGAATTTATGATTATAATTACGATTTGACTGTTTTTGAAGAACGGTTTAATGTATTAACATTTACATCTGGTAACGCGGCGTTAATGTATGCACGTTAAGTTTTTACGCGGTTTGCTTATTTTGCCTTTCTTTTTGCTTATCTTGCCACAGTTGAAGATTACGATAAAATTCATTGTCTGACTCTATATCAGCTTTATTTTTCTCTCTTTGTGCCAACCATTTTTGTAATTTTTGTAGTCCTGTTTCGGATGGATCGTGTACATATTTTACTCCTTTGTATGTTGTTGTCATACTATCCTCAATCTGCTCATTTTTTAATAATGTAGCTTCATCTACTTCATGTATAGGTGTTAATTTTCGTACAAATTTAATTGTTTTAGGTTTACGACCACCGCCATTACGACTGCTACGCTTGTTCTTGTGACTGCTGCGCTTGTGACTGCTGCGCTTGTGACTGCTGCGCTTGTGACTGCTGCGCTTGTGCCTGCTGCGCTTGTGCCTGCTGCGCTTGTTCTTATTACTTTTACGCTTGTTCTTGTGACTGCTGCGCTTGCGTGTTAAATTCATATATAGATTAAAAATATAAAGTTTATATTATATTTTTAATGGTAATGATATTTTTAATGGTAATGATATTTTTAATGGTAAGGAGGGTTTAAGGGAACCTGGGTTCCCTTGGTTTAGGCACGGGCAGCCGACGCAGCGGCACCAGCAGCGGCACCAGCGGCGCGCGAGGCGGACGCAGCACGACCAGCCGCAGCGGACGCAGCACGAGCAGCACCAGCCGCACGAGATGCCGAAGCACCACGCGACGCCGACGCAGCTCTAGAGGCAGCCTTGGACGCCGAGCGAGCAGCTCCGGCCGCACGTTTGGCCGCCGCAGCCGCACCACGGGCAGCGGACCGCTTGGCAGTCCGTTTGGCAGCAACAGCACGGCTGCGTTTCATAGAACGAGAAGCAGAACGACGGTGAGTACGATGTCTACGTTGAACCATTTTATATATATATAAAATATAAAAATATAAATTATGACAATAAAATAATCAAATATTTCCTAAACAACCAATCAACCAACTAACATTTTAAAACCAACCTTTTAAAAAAAGGTTGAACCAAAAATATATAAGCAAAAACTTATTATGGTATTTTGGAAAAGGTGTTTGGCTCAACCTTTTTTAAAGGTTGGTGCTACCAAATAGAA